TCAGTCCAGGTCAGCAGCGCCTCAAAGCCAGCGGCGTCGATTTGTGCGGGGCGCTCCTCAGCGATACTCATCCGGGTGCCCACCACGGTATAAACGTTACTCATGGTTGTATCTCCTTGATTACTGTGGCGGCCCCGCGACTTTGATCACAGCTGTGACCAGCCCGGTGCCGTTGATGTTACCGCCCATGAGCGGCAATTGCTTGACGTACCCCCGGAATTGCCGGATGGTGCCGTCCTTGAGGATTACGGCGCAGTTGGCTACTCGCCCCTGCGCCCGAAACTGTTCCATCTTAACTTGCCCGGGGTCCGCTTGGTTGCGGTACAGGCGCACCCGCACCTGTCCGTAATCCGCCTGCCCCGGGTGGAAGGTTAGCGGCCCCGCCATGGGGCGGTGCGGTACGTCCGGCGTGATACCGTCAAACACGGTGTAGTCCTCCACGCCCCCGACCGGGGTAGCGTCGAAGAAGAACTGCGTACCGTCTGCGCTTACCACCTGCTTCGTCATAGGTCACCTGACTGATAGGCGAATACCGCCAACTCGAACACCTTGCGCCCGTTGGCCATTTCAAACGGCCCTGTGGGCATCCCCGGTACTGCATACCGTACCACATCCGGCGGACTCTGTACCGAAGCAAGGTGCGCCCGAATGGCGTTGATGCGGTTTTGTGCCTGAATGTAGTTGGCAGGTTCCGCAATCAAGTAGATGTTAATGTCGTACCGCTGCTCGATGCGGTTGCCCGTGCCCGGACCGGCAAAGCGGAACAGAACAAAGTCCCCGCCCCCGCCTTCCTCCGCATCCGTCCACAGGTTGAACCGGGATTGGTACCCGGTTAACAGGCCGGCGGTGTCCAACCAGCTTTGCAGGGACTCCAGCACGGGCAGACTCACAGCCCCATCTCCTCACGCACAATACGCGGCGCATCTTCGCGGGCCACCCGCTCCCCGGCCTTGCGCAGGAACTCCGGTTCCCCGTGGGGGTCCCAGTAGTTGCCCTTGCCGGTGCCGCCGCCAAAGGCTGTTCCGTCCCGCGTAGTACCGAAGTCCGCACGGGGCTCACCCATCAGGGTGCCCGGCATGTCGTGCACCCACTTGGCGTACTCGGCCCCGTAATACACGTAACCGGTGTAATGATCCCCGAGCGGCTGCACCTGCCGGCCAATGCTGTTGATCAGGTTGCTAGTGTCCACAGGGGTGAGGAACATGGACTGCCCTTCAATAGCAATGAGCAGTTTGGTCACTGCCCGCTCCCCGCCGGCCCGTATGCGTTGGGTGGCCAGCTTGAACCGCGCGTTGATCTCGTCGATGCCAGTGACGTTCATGCCTCCACCCTCCAGTCGGGTAGCTCGCCCGCGCCGAACTTGGTCATGGGCCACTGCGTTACCGTGCGCACCCGTTCCGCGTCTTTGGGTGGGGTGGCCAGCGCGGTATGGTCACCGGGCTTAATGTACCACTCCCGTTTCGGGATGTACGCCGCATCCGCCGCGCCCTCAAAGTACACCGTCAGCTTTGGCACAAACTCGTTGCCCTCCGCGTCGCGGGACACCTCGCCGCCATTGATGTAATCGGTGGCAGGAATCAGGATAGGGGTGCCGTACTGCGGCTGGCTGTACTGATCCAGCGTGTAGGGCCAGACAGTGGCCGGCCCTTCCGTGTAGGACCATGCGGCAATGGTGCTCATGTGAACCGCTCCTGCTCGCCCCGTACCCGCTTGGGACCGGATACGAACAGGGCTGCTCGGTGGGTATTCTCAATAAGGCCCCGGACACAGCCGTAACGGTCCATCTGCGTCAGCAGGGAACCGTAACGGGTAGCATCCAGACCCGGGGTGCCAGTCCACCGGTTAAACGACCGGGAAGCCCCGGACGGTGCAGACTGGGATGTGACCTCGCCCTGACCGGCATTGGCCTGCAGGAGCAGCAGGTGGCGGACGGCATACTTCTTCAGCAAGTCCTGTGTCTTCTCCGGCACAGCGTTGCCCGTTAAGCACAGGTCCGCAGTGGCCATGAAATCGATCAGGTCTTGTATCTCGTCGTCCGGTACAGCCGTGCTGAACCCGGCCTTGATGTCGGTCGGGGTGAGGGCCACGGGCTTACTCCTGCGTCAGCTCTTTGAGCAGGGTTTCCGGCTTCTTGTTGCCGGGCTTGTTGCCGGTGACCTCTTCGTAAAGAGCCCCCAGCTCCTCCGCCGTGTACTGCTCGCCGTCCACCTCGTAGGTGGTGTCGCCGGCAGGCTCCAGGGTCTTGCCCGCGTCCTCGCCTACGACGATGCCCTTGCCCTGCAGGAAAGTGGGTACGGTGTCCCCCTGCAGCTCCAGGACAGTGCCCACGGGTACGGCTTGGTCACCACCTTTGCCAGCGCGGCGGACATTCGGCTTGGTTACTTGAAACTTGATCATGGTATTACCCCTGTCAGTGTAAAGCGTAGGGAAGGCGAGCCCCGTTAAGGAGCCCGCCACCCGGTTACGCGGGTGAGGAGTGGGCTACGCCGCTGTTACCGTTAGCGTCGAACTTGATCTCCACAGCCGCAGCCATCATGATCAAGAAGTCGTAGTCGTCCTCCGGGTTGGCCCGGAACTTGGCCCGCGTGGTCATCGGCATGCCGTTAAGAACTTGGATCAGCTCCCGGTTCTTAACCACCGCAATGATTTCACTGGCCGGTACCCGGCTGGCTGGAACGATGGAGCCGACACCCGCGATCTCCTGCACACGCTGCAGGATGGTCTTGTTCGGGTACTGCGCGCTGAAATCGTTCACGCTGGCGTAGAACCAGTCGTCCCAGTTCAGGTACAGGGTAGCCGGGGCGCGCACGTTCATGCCGTGCAGCAGCTTCAGGGTCGCTACTACCTCGTCAACCCACGCCTGCCCGGTGGCACCGTTCAAGGTTACGCCGGTGTTGCGGGTAGCCCGTGCCGGGGAGTTCCGCAGGCCGAACAACTGGGAGCCGCCAACCACGATTTCATCGTCGCCGTTGAGGGCAATGTCCTCCGCCTTCTCCGCAATGCGGCGCATACCGTTCATGCGGGCATCGTCGTCCAGGTTCTCCCCTTCGGACTGTGCGGCCATCATCTGCCGCCAGCCGAAGCTGAACGTGGTGTCGAAGATGGGCAGCGGTGTGCCGTGGTAGTCCATCAGCGGCTGGTCGGTCTTGGCCTTGCTGCGACCATCCAGTGATACGTTGATATTACCGGAGTCGCTGGTGGTGCGGAAGTAATGAACCAGCTTGCCGATATCCATCGGGCGCTGCACCGAGCCGGCAAGGTCATTCATTACGGCCAGCACATCCCGCTGAATTTCAACGGACTCCTGATCCCATTCGCCCCACACGTCGCGGGGCAGAGGCGATGCGTTGCCGACCAGAATCTTGCCGTTGTGGGCAAAGTCCTTCTGCATCTTGGCGTGCATGGCCTCGTGCTGCTTCCACTGGTTCAAAACCAGTTGCTGCTGCGCTTTACTGAACTTCAGCATGGTTACTCTCCCTTATGCCGGTGCAGTGCGTGAGCGGAACGCGATTACCACGTCAGCCCGGTCACCTGCGGTGAGTGTTGCGCCGGCATCGTCGTACGTAGCCACGACCGCGGCATCCAGCCCGGCTGCGGCCAGACGGCCATTCGCGTCGATGGTCAGCTCGTCGCCGGGGCTGTAGGTGCCCGCCGCGAACTGAACGCTGTACTTGTGGCCCGGTTCCAGCTCGTAAGCCACACCGGTGTCGCCGTCGGGGTAGGCTTCGTCGGGGCCTTGACCGTAGAACCGGCGGTTGCCCAGCACAAAGATCCGGCCAGTAGCGTCAGCGGCCACGGCCTGCGTCAGCGCGCCGCCGTCACTGGTGACGAAGATGCCGGGCAGGTACGCCCCGGCCACCGGCAGGTTAATGGTTTCCGGTTCCTGTGCGATTGGGCCGCGATAGATTACGTTAGCAGCCATGATCACGCCTCCTTACGGTTGGCGTTCAGGTCCAGGTCGTCCCAAAACTTCTGGTCGTCCTCGTCCTGCGCGTTGGTGTTGAAGCCGCCCACAATGGCGTTCGGCTTGCCCGGCTTGACCTTGTCGGCCAGAGCCTGCAGGGCGTTGATCTCAAGGCCCTTGGCGGTGTCCTCGTCCAGCAGATTGGCCTTAACCACCGCGTCCACCAAAGAGGCTTTCTGCTTCTCCTCCTCGGCCTTGGCGCGGGTGTTGATGGTATCGATCTGCTCCTGCAGCGGTTTGACTGCCTCGCCGACAGCCTCCGCCACCACGGTCTTCAGGCCGTCGGAACTGGAGTTGGTGACAAGCGTGTCCACCTTCTTCTCCAATGCCGCGAACTGTTCCTCGGTAACTGGCATGTTATTGCCCTCGTCGTTTTGGTTAACGGTCAGGCCATCGGCCTTCGTATCGTTGAGCACTCCCTGTATCGCACGGGCCAGTTTTTCCTTGATGTTGGCCCAGCGGCTCGAACGCTCTTGGCGCTCGAACTCCTCCATCACCATATCGGTGACGAAATCCATATACCCCTCCGGCAGCTCGGAGTTGATAACTTCCAGCTCCTCCTGCTTGCCGTCGGAGTTTACAAAAATCCCCACCCCCTGTGACGGCTGCGCCGCCCCGGGTTCGTCCAGCAGGATAGCGTCGTGGTCAAACAGCATGTCCGAGGCGATCCAGCTATACCCCTCGGCACCTTCTGGTGCAGGCAGCTTCTCCATCAGGATGCCGGTGCTGGTGTGGATGGGCTCACCCGCCGCTACTGCGTCCAGCAGGCGCTCCCCGTCCGGGTGCCGCTTGGCCACTTCCACGTCCACCACCTTGTCCAGCAACACGCGCCCGCCTTCCCGGCGCACGTTCTCGTTCCACGCCCCGATCCAGTTCATGTTGATGGCTTCGGGGTCTTTGGCGGACAGGTACATGCCGTTGGAGATGGGGTGCCCCAGCGGGGCGGGGGTACGTTCCAGCGTCAGGAACGTCTTTTCGATAACCTCGGCCGGGTACAGGATGTCGTTCATAACCACGTTATCCGGCAGGGTGGCGGAAGGCAGGACAATCACGTCGCGCCCGTTACGCTGCTCTCGCCGGATCTTGGCGTTGTTGACCGTGGTTTTTACGTTGACGCGAATCGTCATGTAGCTTTCCTCGTGCCGGTTTCCGGGGCACACGCATGGTCTATTGCCCACACCATAACGCAACCGCCGGCAGATGTTAACTATTTTCTGCTGGCTTTCACCCGGTCGATGAATGCTTGGTTGGCCGGTTGCCCGTTTTCGTCTAGCAGAACGGAGGACTGGGAGCACTGGCAGTTGATGGCGTTGGCCCCCTCACTGTAGAACCGGCGCACCTGCTCCTGCGTATAGACCTGCCCGTGCCGGGCGGCGTGCCACTCCCGCGTGGTTTCACTGAGGGCGGAAAACCACAGTAGCCCGGTTCGGATGTCCAGCCGTTGCTGTGCGTCCGCGTCCTCGTCCCACCGTGCACGGCGGTAAGCCTGCGTGATCTCTGTGCGGGCGATGCGGTTGGCCCGGGACTGGGACACGTCGAACCGCTTGCGGATGGTGCCGGCCACCTCTCGCGGATTAAGGCCGTTCTCCACCCCTCCCCGCAGAACGCGGGCCAAGTCCCGGGCTGTGTCGCCCTCAAAGCCGCGCATCTCCTCAAACACCCGCGCCTGTATGAGTGCCGCCCGCTGCTGCCATGCTTGGCTCTGGATAACCCCCAGTACCTCGCGCTCGTACAGGCCGTCCGTGATGGTTTGCAGGTTAACGACCTCATCCCCGGTGCCCTGCTCGTAGGCAGCCCGCACCTGCTGCCAATACGCGGTATTAACCCCCTCGTTTGCCAGCCGCCGGGCCAGCTCCGCCACAAACCGGTCAAGCTCCGCCGGGCTGATCTGGTACTCATAGCGGTTGACCGTGATGCGCCCGGCATTGGCCTCGATCTGCGTGGCGGGGATGTCCCGCAACCACGCAAGCACCCACTTGCGCACGCCCCGGGCATGCTTGCGCCACGCTCCACGGGCCGCACGGATTTTACGGGTCTGGCCTACCGGGTTGTTCTGGTGTGTTGGCCGCGCCGGATTGCCGGGCATGTGTTACCCCCTGCGCCCGATGTTGACCACAAAGCGTCCACGCTTGCGGTTGGTGGTTGGTGGTGTGCCGGTGTCTTCCTCGTCGTCTGCGTCCGGGTCATCCGCAAAGTCCGCCTCGCCTTCCTGCGGTTCCATATCCAGCACCTCCCGCAGCTCGTCCGCGGTGAACACAGGGCCGGCCTGCCCGGTGCCGATGGAATCCTTGTTGATCTGCGACATGCCCTTGGCCCGCTCCAGCTTCTGCTCGCTGGTGCTTTCCGTCAGGTCCACCCAGTCCAGCACCCAGTCCCGGGCCGGCACGATGTTGAACGCCATCAGGCGATCCAGGAAACGGTGGATGTTGGGGATCACGTAACCCTTGTTCCGGCTCATGGCCGTTTGGGCGTACTCCTTGGCATCCTCGGTGCTGGCCCGTTCGCCGGTCTGGCTGCCAACCAGTATCTTCAGCGGCGTGTTAACAGAGGCGGCAAAGGACTGCAACGGTGCCTGCACAAACTGCTCCGGGTCCGGCAAGGACACCTGCAGGAGCTTGGCCTCCATGCCCATGGTGGTGAGCACGTTGTCGAAGCCCTTCTGCCAGTCTTCCACCTCCTCGCCCAGTGCGTCCTTGATCTCGTCCTCCGGCACGCCCAGCGATCGCGCCAAGCTGGACAGGTTGGTCTGCGGGTCCATCTGCAGGTGCGGGGCGCTACGAGCGTTCTTCCAGAAGCCTTCGCCGCCGGCACCGATGATCTTTTGCAGGGTGAACAGGTCGTTAAGCCCGGCTTCGAGTGCAGACTCCCCCCGGGGCTTGCCGTCCTTGCTCCACACGATTACCCGGTCCGGGTGCACGTCAAAGGACCGCTGAACCTTGTGGTCCTGCTGCTGTCCCCACACGGCAGACTCCTGGAACTGGTACATGAGCACCTCGCCATAAGTGGCGGAGCGCACGTCCGTATCCCAGTTCGAAACCGTTAGCTGGCCTTCGTAGGCCGGTATCAGCTCGTAAATGGCATCGTACCCGGCCAGCGTGCCTTCCACCGGCTGGTTGGGTTGCTTGTCGTCCGCCAGCCGCAGGATGATGGCGGCGTACTGGCCGACCCGGGACATTTCGTCCACTTCCCGCAGCTTCTGCCACAG